TATGACGCTGACTGTTGGCTAAAAAAAGTAGCAGCACTAGCACTTTGGAAAACAAGCGTGCCACCTCCATATTGTGCCAACGCTAAAGATGATGCCGTAGAAACTGTGCAAGTGCCGCTCGTAATTGTGCAGGTTCCGCTGCCGAGGTTCTGTATCCAAATTGTGTCGCCTTGCGAAAATATGCCTGTGTTAACTGTAATTGTCGTATTTGATGCGGATGTCATTTGCACTCTGTAACCGACATCACCAACCGCAAGCGTGTAGTTAGCGGTCTTAGCGGAGATCGGCAAAGTCGTAATAGCGTTTAATTGTGAGGCGTTTAGGACAGCCCCAGAAACGAAAGGGAAAGGCGTAGTCATAGTTGCACTTTATCCTAGGACATTCGTTGAGTTGATGATGCCATATACCGCGTCATTAAGTACCAACTGGTAAACGATCGTGGTTGGGGCTGTGTAATAAGTGACCTCATGGCCACCTGACAGAGTTAAACGATGCTCTAAACCCTCAACTGCAAGTTGTTGGGCAAGTTGGGTTGATGTTGACGTACCAGTTTTAACCTGTTTTTGGATGGTAATTGTGTCGCCAATATCTACCAAAACAACTGTGTCTTTTTGTGCAGTGGTCATGGCCGCCAATTTTGCGCCCAAATAGTTAAACCGCGCGGCAGGTTTAGCCACAATCAAATACTGTGCAAGAGTCAACGCGCCTGCATCATCAGAAATTAACGAGTCTGTTATTGACACTGTTTGTATCAAATATTTGGCTTGGCTGGCTACATCGTCTGCTACTTGTGCGGTCGTCGAACCTGCATGAACTACAGACGCACGATTTTTTACTTGATCTGCCTGAAATGATATGTCAACAGCCTGATAAGGGATGGCTGTTCCGTCGTCGTGGAAGTCTGCCGATGAACCAGACAACGTATTTCCCACACGATTTTGGAATACAAAAGTGCCATCTCGATTTATGAATACTCGACCCTGTTCGGCCTCATTGATTTGGTTTGCGTATGTTGCCGCCGATGTGCCTATGGGTACTGTATATGCGGCTGAACCGCCAAGGGTTGTTGTGCCTGCTGCCAGTGAAGTTGTGCCTGTATATGCGACCTCTGGTAATGCCAATAGGTCTGCTATTCGAGCACCGCTTAACTGTTCCGAGACGTTCCATTCTGCTAAATATGTTTGTGCTAACAAATAAAAGTTGTCTGCACAGTTAACCGCGATTGTGTCAACACCACCCAAATTGTATGTGTAATCATAATTTACGATAACGCCAGTCCACAAATATTTTTTTACGCCCAACGAATTGTAACGAGAAAACCTGACCTTTCGTAATGGTGCAAGTCCGGGTTGGTTGTTTGCAGGATTGTAATAAGGGCTACTTGTATCAAACGGATTGTAGATACCACCTGCCAGAGTGTCGTTTAGTACAAAATTCATTGTGCCAAAAGTAAATTGATCGCCAATGTCTTGCCTGCCGCGTTTTGCTGTCAACGATAAAGTGCCGCTCATAACTGAGGCGTATTGTGTTGTGCCTGTCAACGTGTAAGAAGTGTTGTTGAGTACGCCTTTAGTTGTGTCATCAAGTGTGAACCCATCCCACAAATAGCCTGTGTCAATTTCTAAGTCATAGTTGCCAGATTCGATGACGGCAGAGCCAGCCATTATGCAACCGCTATTTGTGCTGGGCCGTTAGTCCTGTTAAACGCTCTGATTGCGTTAACTACCGCTTGACCGATCTCAGCGCTTGAGTCCAAACCGCCAGTGACGTTAACTGTTACGCCGCCGCCGGGTATGCCGCCGCCTTGCTCTGGGCGAAATGGTGATACTGGAATAACTGACGGCCCAGACAACGAGTCCGAGAAACCTGCACCAATACCTTTGATGTCTGGCAGTTTGATGCCTTTAGCGCCTAGTTTTGCTTGTGCTGCTGCAAACGCATCTTCTACGCCTTTGAGGTACTGCTGGGCGCTTGTTACACCTGCGCCGTACCATTGCGCTGCTGCGCCTGCACCGATCAAATCTGCTGCGTACTGTGCTGATGCCACAAGATCGTTGGTCTCAATTATTGCGTTTGTACCGCCAGCAATCAATTCTTTTGCAATCGCTGCACCAGATTCGCCGCCTGCATCGAGCACCGCTTTAAGTGCCTCTTGTGATAATCCCATTGTTAACAGTTGTTTTACGTCTTGACCGTATTGGACTATGCCTTTTACTTGATCGCGTAAACCTTGCAAAAATCCTGCGCCTGTGTCATCGCCGGCTGTTTTGGCATCCTTAAAACTAAATGCGTCTTTAATGCCCTCAGATACGGTTTTAGCAAAATCATCAAATTTGGTTGTGGCAGTCTCAAGTTCAGATTGCGCATCTTTGAGTGCTGTCACCATATATGTTTGCAGTGCGTCGGCTGCCTCTTTTACACGATCTGCTAATGCTTTTGCTTTATCTGTTGCTGTGCTGGTAGTTGAGTTATTGGATTTGTTGGCTGCCTCGACCGCTTTAACTGAGGCCTCATATTCCTTAAATGTTGGGCCTAATACGTTTGTGCGGCGTGCGTAAAGATCATTGGCGGCGGCAGCATCTTTTTGTGCTTGTGTCAATTCTGTTGTGGCAACAGTTGCGGCTTTGTTGTTGTTTTTGTAAATCAATACTGCACCAGCGACAACCGCTAAACCTGCTGCGATTGCTGCTGCACCTACACCTAATGTTGATGCTGTACCGACTGCCGCTGCTGAGGCTGCAAGTTCCCAGTTAAGTGCTGTAGCAACGATCGTCACTGCGTTTGCTGCTAACTGTGCAATCTTGTACGCGATAATTGCACTAGCAAGAGCACCAACTGCTGTGCCAACTGCCAACAAAATACTTGTGTGATCTGATGCCCAATTTCCAAACGAAATAAGTAATGGAAGTACAGCCTCGATTGCTGGCAACAATGCTCGACCAATGGACTCTTTAGCCTCTTGTAATGCGACGTTTAATCTCTTAAATGCGCCTTGTGCTGTACCTGCCGCTGTAGCGGCAGCGCCACCGTAGTTTTTGTTAAGTACATCTTGTACCTCTGCAAGTGATGCACCATCTTTAATCATCGCTTTAATTTCTGGTGACAATTGATTGATAGCGCGAGTATTGCCACCATACGCTTTAGCCAGAGCGTCGGAGACCGTGGCTAGGTCTGTGCCGGTTGCTGCTGAGACATCCATTGCCAACGACAACGCTTTATTAGCCTCTGCAATTGACTTTGTGCCGGTCAAAAGTGAGGCATAGGCTGGCCGTAATTCATCATCTGCAACACCTGTAGCCATCTGCATGGCAGCAATTTGTTGCTCGACTGATGCGATCTGGCCATCTGTTGCGCCTGTGACGTTCTTTAGAGCCAACGCAAGTTGTGCTTGTGCTGCGTCGTCCTCAATGGCGGCTTTAACACTTGCACCAGCGACAACGGTAAGCGCTCCCAGTGCGGCAACAGCAGGCAAAAACGCTTTGCCCATAACAAACCCTGCGCGCTCACTGTTTGTTTCTAAAGTCTTGAGTTGCAAAATTGCTTGATCAAATCCCTTGCCCTCAAGACTGGAAATAATGGGGATATTAATTGCCACTTTGAGCCTCAATTTTTCTGTTCATAAGTTCAGTAACACGCTGCAAGATTTTGCGCACATCCTCTGTTACTTGTAAACGGTTTTTAGCAACAGCAATATCTATAGCGCGAGGCGCTGGGCCTGCCTCTTTTTGTAAATTTTGTACAAATCTAGAACTACCGCCTCTAATACCTGCGTGGTCAAAAATTGCACCGGCAGGGTCAACTTGTTGTATGACCATAAGACCGTAAGGTTTTGCACCAAAAGCCACTTGCTCATCGTGAGTAACCACACCCTCATTGGTGCGCTTAAATGTCACGTATCGTTCTTTTCCTGCGGCTTGACCAACTTTTATCTTAAAACCTGCGCGTGCTAGATCATTATTCCACCTTGTAGGCCTGCCCTTAATGATGTTGCCGCGCACCATGCCAGACAATGGCGCGCCGTTGTTAAGTGAGTTGGGAAAGTTTTTAATTAGCCATCGAGCGTCGTGAATGATGACTTCACCTGTGGCTTTAATGTCTTTAGTAATTTGACGACGATATTTGTTGTCAAAAGTGTTAAGTTGTTTTAATATCTCTTTAGCCCCGACAATGTTTACTGCTGGTGCGTTAGCCATTAGCGGTTGCCGCGTTGCTTGTTGAGTATCTCAATTACAGCGTTCATATCGTCTGCCTCAAATGTAATCTCTGACGGCCAGTAACCGGTGGCAACGACGATCTCTGCCAGCGCGCGCCTTACTGAGCCGGGTCTGCTTTTGGGTCTTGTGTCTCCAAGACATCAATAGAATTGAGCGATGCGATAAATTGGTCTAGCGTGCCGGGCACAGTTGTACCGCTTGCGCGTGTTGCCTCATAACACAAATATGCCAAATCCTCGACACCAATACCTGATGCCATCTCTGATGCTTTGCGTTTGTATTTGCGTTCCCACGATACAACGGTCATCAAGTTGGTTGTTACTTCATTGACTGTGCCATCGTTAAACGTGGCTTTAAGTCTTAATTGCATCTTGCCTCTTTCGTGTCGGGCCGTTGCCGGCGAGAATTAATTAAGCGGTTGCTACTGAGTATGCGCCGCCAGTGAATGTGATGTCGATTGTATCGAGAGCACCCAACTGGCCATTAATAATTGGCAATGACTCTAAATATGTATTTGTCAGAGTGCTGAGGGGATTGGTTGCCCCAGTCGCTGAGGAAGTTGGCTTAATCGTAACAACGGTTTGCGTGCCGACAAGTGCCTTTAATGTGGCATAAGTTTCTGTTGCCGCAAAACTATTCAGAAATGTGCAGGTCAATGTTGAGTTCTCAAGACCGCCCACGTAAGAGCGGTTTGTCGAACCAAACGCCGTTGACTCCAAACTCTCGATGACGCGAGTCAACACGGCAGCGGTGCATTGGTCGGTGAGATCAACGCTGTTAATTGTGACCGTTGGGTTAGAAAGATAAGTGCTGGTTGCCATATGGTTTACTCCTCGTTTGTGTCTTTACTAGGTTTATCAGATTTTGTGCTCTTGCTGGTGGATTTGATAAAGCCGCCCTCAATAAGCGCCTCAATGTTTGTGCCCTCGGTTGGCTCAAAAGTATCGCCTACTGTGCCAAGTCTTGGCGAGGTAATTGTGTATGCCATATTGTGTCCTAACTTTGTGCTTGCACGTTGATATTTAAATCATAGGCTGGCAACTCGCTGCCGCCGATGATGGCAATAGATGGCCTGCCATCGGTAACACCGATCTGGGCGCTAACAACTTTTGCTGCCAAATTCATAAGGCTGCGTTGTGCATCCAAGTTGCCCGGCCCAAGAGTGAGCAACCGCACAGGATATGACAGCGTGAATACTGCCCGGCTGAAACCTGTAAACGATGGGGCATCAATGAACACGCAGGGGGGCTGAATATTTCTAGGGTCTGTTACTACTGCCAGCCCTGTTACGTCGCTTAGAGTGGCTGACAACGCGTCTAGCGTCTGATTAAATAGATCGTCGTAAGCGGCTGGAGCAGGCATCAAGCAACCTGAGCGCGGTTGACACCTAGCAATTGTTTGATCATTGGGCTCAATCCGTTTGACCCACCAGAGACCATGCCATCAAACGAGGCAAAATCTGACACCGATCCTCTTTGTCGATACAAAAATGAACCATAAGCAATAGTTCCCAGAGCAACATCGGCGCTAGGTGCTGTAGCAAGTGAGTCTTTGTAGCCTGCCTCTTGGCGGCGGCGATAACAAAATTCGTTTGCAGCGGCCGCACAATTAACCAAGAATGTTGCATCTTCTGTGGTGGCAACAAGTATGCCAATGTAATTGGCAACATCAGTATCGTTAATCCAAGTGACTGTTTGCGTGTAGTCAATTGTGCCGGTTGTGACTGCAACGCGCTGCACGTTTGTACCCTCAGCAATATAAAGCACTTGATTAGCCAACGGCACGTTGTAATCAAACTGTAAAAAACCTTGTTGATCTGTGCCTACCAACAAATATTGTGGCAATTGCCAAACAGTAAATGTGCCATCAAATGGCTCACCTAATCCGTCAATAATGACACTTTCACCAACAGCGATCTCTGTTGGCTCAAGTGTCTGAACTACCGCGTAGTTATTAAGTAATTGTTTACTTGTTAACTGGTATGTGCTCATGGCGGTTACGCCGCCTTTCGCTTAGTCCGTGTTTGTGAGTGAGCGGATCATTGATGGAATGGCTGCAAATGCTGCACCATATCCGTACACGCTGTACTGGCGAGCCAAGCGAGTTGGAATGTCAACCGACATTACGCCCTGCATATTCTCGAAGTACTCGAAAGCACGTGCGGCGCTTGTAATAATGATTTTTGCATCATCAACAATGTCAAGTTGACTGTCAACTACTGCGTTGAGGCCCAATGGGTTTTGACCTGACCAAGTAGCGGCCGAGCCTGCACCCAATGTGTTTTGACCGATCAACCCCGGTGCGCCAATTGCTGGGAACACTGGGCGGTCTGATGCGTCAACAAGTGAGCCGAGATATTTCCATTGCTTAACTGGCAAGAAAATTGTGTCAACGAAGAAGTTGGTGTTCACTGATGCGTCGTATGCAGCGGTGTACAACTTTGCGATTAGGTCTGCTGCACTAATGCCATCCCAGTTGCCCGATGTGGTTGATGCTCCGACAAGTTCGCTGCAAGCGTATTGGTCGGTGGCAAGCATGTACTGGCCCATCAAGTCGTTGAGGATGAGTCCGAGTGCTGCTGGGTCTGTCCACGAAATTAACTGCATCGACATTTCGGCGCTGCCACTGAAAGTCAATCGCTCAACTTGGTTTGCAGCAATCACCATTGTTTGTGCTGTGACCGTATCGTTTTGCACGTTTTGCTGACCGGCAGCAGTGTGAGTGGTGATGGTTGGTCGGATGAATGACTGACCATTACCGAGTGGAAGTGCGCGAGCGCCCAGAGCCGTAATTACAGGTCTGATGTAGTTTAGGTTTTGCACGAGCGGAGCCAAAACGGGATTTGGGAGCAAGCCTAAAGTGTCTGAGGTTGCTGTGTCGCCTGCTGCCGCTTGCAACGCTGATTGATTTTTCGCTGCTGCAACTTTGTATGCAGCGTTAACTTTTGCAAAAGTTTCACCGCCCGTATGGTAGGCCGCCATGTACTCGCCCGGTGTTGGCATAGCAAATTCGCGTGCTGGCTCTGCCCACAATGATTGTGTGGCAACTGCTGCCTCGACTACTGGTGTTGCTGTTACTTCGCTCATAGGTTCTGTCTCCTCTTGGGGTTCTGTTTCTACATTACTCAAAACTTCGTCTGGTTGGTGGATACTTGCGGCAACCTCAGTTATTAGAGCACCAGCAAAAGCGCCCTCGCTGACAGTTGATAATTCTGACCATTTACACTCCTCAATAACCATGATTTGTTGGTCATTAAAGTGCCATTTTGTTGGTGTCACGCCGACGCTAACGCCGTCAATAATGCCCATACCGCACAACGTCAAAATTTCGTTACCGAGCACGGTCGGTGCAATTTTTGCACTGAATAGCATTCCTTGATCTGTGTCTTGGCGTTGGTTTACAATGCCAATGATTTGCTCAGAGTTGTGCTGGTTAAACAGTTTTGGACTACGGCCGCCAGTTGGTAGCGAGCCGGGCAAAAACATTACTTGCGTGCCGTCTGCGACTGTTGCTGGTGTGTTGTAGGTAACTGCAATACCGCTGATGGTGCGTGATGGTGCGCCGTCTGGTGCTGCTGCATCAACTGTAAATGGGCTGGCTGTAAGTCTAATCATTGTGGTGATATTACTCCCGGTGTTGGCATAGGTGTGGCATTACTCATCATTTCGCTTTTTACGTCTGCGTCTGCTGTGTAATCGCCCTCTAGATAATCGTCAACGTCAAATTCGACATACTGACCTTGCGGCAAACACATTGACAATGCTGCTGCGATCGCGTCTGCAAAAGGTCGAGCGCCAAAAGTCCACAGCACATTGCGCGCCTCTGCTGCACTGGTATAAGCGTAACTTCCTTGACTCGCGCCCAAAAGATATGGCGGTACGCCACACAAATTAGCGCACTCTTTTATTTGGAATTCTGACGCATCAATTAAAAGCATTTTGTCTGGGCTTGTTGCTGTCTCGATGTAGTGCACTTCAGGCGATAACGCTGCTGTCTGATTTGTCGCTCTGGCCGCATTAAACGAGGCTGCAAGATCGGCTAATTCTTGCGATGATAAAGGCTCTGAGCCAGCCTGAACTTGCAACACGCCTGCTGGGATAGCACTAGATGCGTTGCGGTGACGCGCTGCCTCAAGTTTGCGAGTTGTAGCAATAGTTTGCTCGCTCGAATAAACGATGCCTTGTATGCCGCCAAGAATTTGCACACAATCCTCTGTGCGCAACTGTGCACCCTGAAACATAACTTTATTAGATGGCGCAAAAAATACAGGGCCTTGTTGATCGAGTGTTGTCACCATCGCAATTGGTATGCGCGTAAAGGTTCGGGGAAATCCATCGGCATACCTGCTCTCAACGTGCAGCATCGCTCTGCCAAAATAGAATAAATCATCCACCAACCAACTAAAGAGAAAGTTGTTACTAACATTTGGGTCTAACTGACGCAACCAACTGCGCGGCGGTTGAGGCACTTGCTCCATATCCTCGCCATTCCACATTTCAGAAAATTGTTGCAATTTCATGCAACCAATAGTTGAGGCCAATAAATCTCTACTGCGACTAATGGCAGGCACAGATTGTGCGGCATTACGTGCTGGGCCCTCAAAATATGAGTAGTACTGACCGATCATATTTGCGCCGGCGTTGCCACCTGCATACGACCCCATGCCTGCTGCACCAATTGTTGGTGGTGGTGAGATCGCGGCTTTTGTTTTAGAGAATATTGCCATGCTCTTAGTGTGTCACAATCTGTCTAGTTTGTGGTGGCATCGGCCCGGTATGCGATGCGGTATCCCGACGATAAGCAAGCATCAGGCCGATGCCAATAACACATTAGAGGCTAAACGCTGATGATCGTGGGCTTGTTTGCAAAGATAGGTTTTGAGGCAAGAGCGACTGCAAACACCATTGCTCGACACGCTGAGATATCGCCCGGTGATCTGGTGCTTGACAATGTGAGCACACCGTTGTGTTTGATCGCTACGGCGCGCTCGACTTGGTCTATAAGTTGGGCTTGTTTTGAGTGAGTGATGCGTTTCTCAACAATTAGTGCACGCACTGCACCAGTCCATTTAACAACTTCTCGATGACCTACAACGCTTTTACGATGCGCATAAATTGTTGGGCAATGCAAATCTATTGATGGCACAAGAGCCAATTTGAGTGTTGGCGATTGCTCAACCTCTGTTTTAACGTATTCCCACATTTCTTTAATTGTGTCGGCAACAAACACGATGCGACATCTTGTGTATTGGCCATCTTGGACGGCACGAACACCGACATACCGTGAGTCATCCACCGCTGACTCAATGGCAAGCACGCCACCGTTAGGCATTGGCAGATCGTTGCCTAAATCAGTGAATTGACCCGGCTCAATCCATGAGTGTTGGCTTTGCACAAAAATATTGACTGAGGCACGCAAAAAACTGTTGCGGTCTGGTGATTGTGCCTCTGCCTCGATCACAGACATATCTAGTAATCCCTCTGCCAACGCTGGGTTACTAAATACCCATGCGGCTGGGGTCATATAATCCATAATCGGTGGGCTGTATTCCGCGAAGTAAAGCGAAGTGTTTTTGCCTGAGTCCACAGCACGCAAACCTTGCTCACGCCATCGCAACATACTTTTGGACGAGGCATCGCCGGCGGTGCTAAAACCTGCCAGCAAACTATTTTTGCGTGTTCGCATAGTAGGCATTAAGCCTGAATCTATGGATTCTGCACTTACCGCCCACCATTCGTCTACCGCGCACAAATCACAGGTATACCCGTGACCAACACCGGGTGTGGCAGCGCGTGGCATCCATTGCGAGCCGTCCGGCATTGTGAGCACTTGGCGGCCATAAGACCAAATAACAGTTGCCCCAAATTTAGCCTCAAGAATAGGCGCAAGATAATTAAACAAAACAGTCGCTAAATCAAGTTTGTGTGCCACAGACATAACCAACTGTTTCTCGCCACGTGCAGCACCCTGAGTAGCAAGCCACCAACCAATAAGCGGTGCAAGACAACCACGCGTTTTGCCGTTCTGTCTGGCCACCGACAAGTAACCAACACGATGCACCCACACCTCTTTACCGTCAACCAAGTTGTAGGCCGTCATACCGGCAAGAACTCGACGCTGCCACCTCATCAATTTTACGCCAAGTATTTTGTCGGCAAATTCTGCGATCTCTTGGGAGTGATCTAAACAACCACTGTGCGCGGTCGTTTCTAATCTTGGCCGATCGCCAGCAAACTCGATCTGATCGCGCTCAATCGGGGAAAGCCTTGCTGGGCTTGACTCAGATAGGGAAAAAGGGGAGACGGGGTCAGGAGTGTGTTGGAAAAAAAAACGCTCTGAATGTTCGGGTTGTGAAACCGTTACTGGTGTTGGGTTTGCTGATGTTACTTTTGGTTTTTGTTTTGGGCGTGTGCGTTGGTCGTCGCGTGCTGCTCTGTACTTGTTGCCTCTGGTGGCGTTGCATTTGCGGCATGAGGGTACGAGGTTGCTTAATTCTGAGGTGCCCCCTCGATCAGTCTCAATGAGATGATCGGCCTCTGATGCAGCGTTGATACCGCACCAGTGGCACGGTGGGTTGTCGCTCAATATTAGTTTGCGGTTGCGTTGGTATGTTGCTGATGCGTGTTCGGTCGAGCGTCGTTTAGCCGGCATGGTTATGCTCACGCGCTGCGCTTGTGCTAACGCGGCGCTGTCGCGCCTTGTTGTCGGTTGAGTGTTGGTGTTGTGTCATGTCGGGCCTGCCTTTGTTGTGTCGGTTTGTTAAGTGTATGTCATCGTTATGTGTGAGTGGAGACAGAGTGATGATGCTCTACCCATCGGGCTGCCTCAATCCGATTACCTTGCACATCTAGTCGATTATGTTTACGACTCGCCTCAGCGCTTTGCATTGTCACTTTCGTGTTTCAGTGTTAATGCGCGCTGATCTAACAGCGTTACCGCTGGTCATCCAACCGCCCTGCGACAGGCTTAGGTATCCGGTACTAGCCGATTGTGTAGGTGTTACTTGTTATCAGATCGCCATAAGAAATATGCGCCAACAGTTGTTAACACCAGTACAAACCACACTGTTTTACTCATGGCATCTGCCTGCGTAACGCCTCGTGTGCTAATTCCAACTCATCAGTAAGGCGATCTACCTCAGACTTATACCAGTCGCGCTCACGCGCTATAGCCATCATGTGATCGTGTAAACGATTATAAGACTCATCACGCTCACGCGCTATAGCCATCATGTGATCGAGTAAACGATTATAATACTCATCTGGGTTGTTCATTTTTTTAGCCCGTCTATAACTGTGGAGCACTGCCCTGCTGTCAATGTCTCAAGTATGACATCATCAACTTGTAGCGCTTTGTGTATGTAATCAAGTAATTGCAAGTCATCCCAACCTTTACCGCGCGCTAATGACTTAAGAAATCCTATTTGTTTAGGTGTAGCGCTGCCGTGGCTGTCTAATCGAGCCGGCGCATTTGTGAGGCGGTTAACTTTTGCCATTTCTTCCATTGAGGCGCGCTGGCCCGAGTCTGCACCGCCAAGATGACCAATTTTTGAGTTGGATATTGCTCTACCGATGCTAGACGTTTCACAGTTCTCGATGTAACTGGTTTTGTTGACATTTGATGAGCCAAAAACTTCTTCTGCGTAGCCAGTTGAGATAAGTTTGTCATCGTTGTTGTAGCACTCCGCGCGCATAATGATTGTTGAGCCGTCGTAATGATGTATTGAGGTGATGATGCGACCGTCTGGGTACGCATCCCACCAACGCACTAAGCGTTGTGCAACGGTCTCATAAAGGCTTAGATCAAATCCCATATTTAACCTCTTTGTAAAGATCGTAGTTGTGGCGTACTGCTGCGACCGTTTCCATTGTTTGACAATCAATGAATTGCTCTACAGCCAACAAAAGTGCGTCTAATGCGTCTGAGGCTTGCGCGTGGGCTGTCTTGACGGGGAAATCTAATCGCTCGTAATCACCAAATGATGTGCGATATTTGCAATGATAATAAATTTGGCTGTTGTTTCGTTCACGGCGTAATGCAAACACTCGACCAGCGTTATGTAGCACTGATAGCGCGCCTGATATTTGACCGTGATGCAGGTTAAGTTCATTGCCTAACTCTGACCATGTTTTGCCAAACTCTGCGGTGTCTAATACATCAAGTATTGCTAGTTGGCGTTTACCTGTTACGCCTGTTGCATCCTCGTGTAATGCTCGTGCTGTAGAGGTCTTGGATGATGCGACGTGGCCGCTTTTGCCGTTGTAGGGCAGTGATGGATGGTCACTTGTTTTCATGTCGGGTCTCCTTAGTCGGGTTTATTGGTTTGACTTTAGCACACGCTTTTAGGTTTGGATGTAACCACATAATTTTGGTTGGGTTATGCCGGTATCTTGTTCCGTGCATTGTTAGACCGCACGCTTTACAGGGCGCGTATAACATTTATCGCCGCACGGATCACACTGGCATTGAAGCGGTTGGTTTGTCCACCGATGGTTTGAAATGTGTCGTAAATGATTACTAATTCATCTAACAAAATGTCGTGGTTTGGTACTTTGCTTTCTACATGATTTGGTTTGACAATTTCGTCAATCAAGTTCATGTACACCTTGCCGAGTTTGTCGGTGTAATTATCGGGATACATTTCTTTTCTCGTTTCGTTTGTTATTCCTATTTCTAAATATGGTTGGTCGCTCATGGCAGCAGGGGTAAATTCCAAGGCGACCAACCGTCACTATGATGCCATATGGCTAGTGCAGAGATTGTATTTCGTTCTGGGTCTAGTAGGTCTTTGCAACTGGTAATGATGCCTTGTGCTTGTAGCCAGCCGTTTGGCCATGCTTTAGATTTGTTGCACCAAATACCGTTGATTTGGAATAATCCTCTACTGCCACCGTTTGAGTCTTCACGATTAAAAGCACGTGGGTTGCATCCACTTTCGCGCATTATCACTCTCGCAATAGTTGGGGCCTCACTTGCAGGCCAACCTATCGCTAGTGCATCAGCGACATAAGCCGCACAACCTTTAACGACAGTTGTTGTGGTTGCAGGGATTGTGGGCACAACGCTGTTAAGCACTGTGGTGATCTGCCCATTGATCGCTGGATGGCTCTCAGGCGCTTTACTAGCCCCCCAGAGCAGCGTAAACGCCGCCAAGCCACAAGTAGCCCATGCCGCTATTTTGATCGTTAAATAAGTCATTTTTGCTCCAATTGGTAAGGCGTTTGCCATGAGTCAGAAATTGTGTTTTTAAACGCAAGTTGCGCGTGTAGCACTCTGCCGTTATCCGGGTCGCGGAATATTTGCACAAGCACCATTTGGTCTGTGTCAATGTGTGTCGTAAAAACTTCGTAAACGTATGTTTTGGCATCAGCCATATTGCATCTCCCCTTATCGTCGGTACTTCGACCTTAGGGCATCATTGTGGCAATTCGGTGAATACTCTCTGAAACGCTTGTTTTATAAGGGCTGGAGATTGCTTGACAAACACTGGTGATACTTCCAAATGAAACCAATCGCCCGAGCCGCCATGCTCCACAGTTTGCTTATCGTACTTTTGCCATGCTTGACGATCGCATCGCCATGCTCTACCAAAATCTTTGACTGCATAATCAATAATCATTTCTACGCCTAAAGCATTTGCGTTTGCTATCAGCGCGTTAATGAATACAAGCGCGTCTTTGCGGTTGGCTTTTTGATGTTGTTCGGTCATCCTATTTGAGAGGTCAACTGCTCGACCAGTAGCGTGCACTGATAATGAGCCGGGTTTGCCGCGCATATCTCGTATGCCCCAACTGCCGTTATTCCATAAAGCGCCATTGGCGTATTTGATGCACTGGCGTATTACTTCATCCATGCCAGCAAGTGGCGCATTTGATGCGCCATCGCTGTTGCCTGTGTATGGCTTAGAGCCAACAACTTTAGGGTTGGCTGGTATTACTGCCATCGTCAGGCTTTCGCTTGAGACCGTTGGCGGCGACTAATCCGCTAAGTGTGCCAGTCATAAATATGCTGAGAGTTTTTAATAGATCAATAAAGGCAGCGTCATTAGGTGATTGCTCTACTGGCTGATCTACAAAGCCTAAAAAGTACACAAAGCCAATAACGGTGACAGCAAAAGTTATTGCAATTGTGCAGGCCACAAACACAATCATGCGTGCGTGCAGATAGTCAATCTCTGATCGATCTTTAGCCATTGTCGCATTGCCTTATTGTTTCGCAACCTGTAATTAACGCGCTGTTGCGTGTTTTGTGTGGCGCGTTACTGCGTTCACGAGTGCAAGCGATCGGGACAAGTGCAAGCATGACGCTAAGAATTATCAGCCGGTGGCGCAACAAAGTCTGTGCCGTTCCATGTGTAGCCGATACCTGCATAAGTTTTGTTAGGCAAGTTAATGAATGTTTCAATCCATGTGCCGGGATAACGCTCTGGGTTTTCTTGCATAAATAAATGTGTTACAACGGCAACATCAATGACAATGTTGTCGTCGTTAATTTGAGCAAAATATTGTGGCACGCTCATACTTTAAACCTTACATAAACGACCCCGCTGCCACCTGCGCCACCGTTAGCACCGCCACCACCACCGCCACCTGTGTTTGCTGTGCCTGCTGTGCCTGTGCTTGTAGTGCCACCTGCACCACCGCCGCCAGCACCGCCAGCACCAGATGAACCGCTATATCTTTGACCGCCACCGCCGCCACCAATTGTTGTTGCGGTTTGTATGAATGTAGCGATGCTTGTTCCTGCGCCACCAGCACCACCAACGGATGTTGTGCCAGCACCGCCAACTGCACCTGCTCCACCGCCACCGCCTGCGCCGTTGCCGTCACCTAGCGAACCTTGACCTGCACCTGATGCAGAACCTTGACCAAGTATTCCTGCAAAACTTGCAGCCGTGTTTCTACCTGCGCCACCGCTACCACCGATTGACTGTGAGCCTCCGCCAGTACCAATACCTGCACCACCGCCAACTGCGGTAGGTGCAACGGTAGAACCAACTGTGACACTGCCAAGCGTGCTGTCTAAGCCTTTTAATGTTGCTGCTGCTCCAGCGCCGACATCGACTGGGTAAGTTGTTGCTGCAAGGTAAACCGTTGCAACTGCAATGCCACCTGCACCGCCGCCGCCAGCATTTTCTGTTGATGAATAATTACCACCACCACCGCCACCGCCAACAAGCATTACATCAAACAAACCTGCTTTAGTAACGGTCAGTGTTGCGTCTGTTGTAAATGTAAGCAATGTGTAATTTACGCTGCTAACCGTAATGCTTGATGATGTGCCACCTGTAGCGGTGCCATATGACGCTGACTGTTGGCTAAAAAAAGTAGCAGCACTAGCACTTTGGAAAACAAGCGTGCCACCTCCATATTGTGCCAACGCTAAAGATGATGCCGTAGAAACTGTGCAAGTGCCGCTCGTA